TGCTCACGCCGCTCATCACCTCAGCCGGCAATCCAAAGTTGCCGTATGGCCCGCGGCGCGCCTGGTAGTGCAGCAGGATCGCCAACACCTGCGCCTCGCTCAGGCCGATGAACTCGAGCTGCAGCGTCGAGTCGATCAGCACGTTGGAATGCCGCACGCGGTTCTCCATGCCGTTCACGCCTTGGTAGGCGGTGTTCGGGTAGCTCCCCGGCGTGAACGTCCGGCTGCTTGGTACCAGCGCAGGGAAGGTGCTCATCCGTAGCTATCCAGGCCGTCGTCTGGATTGGTCACGGTGCCGCTTGCTGTGCCTTGCACTGGCACATTGCCGATCAGCACCTCATCCGATGGCACCACAGCATCCTCAACAGCAGGATCAAGCGGTGCCGGTGGGTCGATCACTTGGATGTAAACCTCAGCCGGGATGGTTGAATCCGTCGCGCGGCCGGCATCAGCGTCGCAGCTGGGGCCGGTCTTGGTGGTATCCACCAGCCCAGCTGTATAGGGAACATTGGCCACCGCAACTGCCACGATGCTTCTTCCCAGCGTATCTACTGGATAGTGGATGCACTCGTAGCTCACCACACCTTCCAGCGATTTGCCCATGGTGACCACCTCATAGAGGAAGTCGTGCACAGCCTCGCCAACGCCTACCGATGCGCGCGGCAGCTTGACGCGCACGATGTCGCCAACGCTCACGCTGACGTTGTGCGCCTGGGGCCTTGCCTTGAACGTGACTGAGTGGGTGATGTTCACGCGGCTGGCCAACAGGTAGGCGCCAAACCTGGCAGCGTGCATTCCGCTGGTGCAGAACTCGCTGAGGTCATGCGTCTCGATTGATAGGTTTGTGCGTGCGGTGTCGGAGTAACGCAGCTCCACGGTGCGGATGATGCCGATGTCATCTTCTGCCTGCTGGCGCCACATCACCTGCGCTACAAACGGCTGCCGCTGCGTCAGGTCGCTGTATTCGATGCGGAACGAATCCAGCAGGATCGTATCCTCATCAAACTGATACACCGCCACTGAGCTGGTGGTGTTGACTGAACCATCCTCCAGCGTTGGCACCAGCGGCTTCAGGCCGCGTTTGCCTTGCACGCGGCTGGCACGCACCAAAAAGTAGGGCGCCCACTTCGTGATCAGCTCCTCGTAGTTGATGCTTTCCTTCAGCACGCAGTCACACTTCAAACCATTGGCGCCGAGGAATCGCGCGACCGTGGTCAGGCCTGCTGTATCGATCAGGTTGGCATTCAATCCGCCGATGTTGGCAAGCAGCCAGTTGGTCAGGTCTGCGAAGTTATCGCTGGGGCCAAAGGCCTGATCCGTCAACCGCTGCACATACATGCCGCCGCGGATGAACAGATGCACCTGCCGGTCCCACAGCGTCGAGCCATCAGCCACCTGCCGCGAGAAGCTGAGCGTTGAGATGCCTGGGTAGCTGCCAATGCTGCCGCAGTTCTGCGGGCAGTTTGGCAGTGTGTAGCCACTGCGCTGCACAATGGCATTTTCTGGGATCCAATCGCCCGCGCGACGGTTGAAGGTTTGGGTGTGGCTGCCATGGCGGCAACCGCCGGAGAACACATCACGCACTGGGATCGAATCCATCAATCCCTCGCCCAATACCAGCAAGTAGAACGCTGTGACTTGATTGGTGGCGCTGTTCACAAATCGCGCTTCAGTAGCGCTGGGGCTGATCAACACACCGCCAACGCCGGCCACCTGGCGGCAGAAGACGATCGGCACCACATCGCCCAGGCTGGCGGCTTTCTGTGCCACATCCAGCGGCCTGGTCACCGCCGCCGGTGGCGACATGGCAGGTGGTGGCACGATGCCGGTCTGAATGCTCATGACCGGCGCTGGGTTCAGGCCCTGCGCAAAGAACGGAATGTCAAGCGCTTTGTCGCCACCGGTAGGCGCGGCTGATGGAGTGCTAAGCGGAGTGGTTGATCCCCTGAACGTCATGGCCGGAACCCAGTGCCCATGATCGCGCTGGTCAGCGTGCGTGGTGGCACCTGAGCGCCAACAGCAGCAACCGGTGCGCCTAGGGTCATCTCAAGACTGGTCAGGCTGCCGCTGCCGCCCACCACCTGACCGGTGTATGACGCGATCAGCTCCTGCCCTGTCTGCGGGACATCGTTGCCGTTGAGCGCATCGAACTGATAGGTGGTCAGATCCACCAGGTAGGCATTCTGAAGTGCTGCTTCAAATGCCGCCACCACAATGCCGGTTGCAGGCGCTGTGATGCTGATGTCAGATTCAACGCCGCTGGCGCCTTCTGTAAAGCCCTGCGCTGTGAATGCAACGCTGAGCCAGAGATCACCATTGAGCAGCACGGCCTTGCTGTAGTAGCTCTGCCAGCGGTTGATCGTGACACCAGCAGCTGAGTAAATCCGAAGGTACTGGGCTTGTGCGCGTGCCATTAGGACAGCCCCAACTGAATCCGCGTCGCCGGATTGCGCAGGCTATCAAATACAGAACGCACTGCCGTCCGCAAGCCAGCTTCAAACTCATCAAGCGTGACAAACCTCTTGTTGTCAAATTGAATCACGGGGCCAGTAGTGATCTGAATTATGGGCTCAACGTCAAACGTATTGGTCTGATGAATAGCAAGTTGCTTTGGTTCATCGTCTACTGGCAGGTTTTTATTGGGAGCACTGCCGGTTAAGCCGGCTTCGATGATTTGTTGCTCTAATCGCTTAAAGTTTTCCCGAGTAATGTCGCTTCTTGTGGTTGGTTGCAGGCTGCGCAACCAGGCGCTGTTGAGAAACTTTCGCCACGAAAGCTCAGCGTTGAGCTGTGCAAAATCTTTCAGCCTTGACTCTGGCAGGATGAATTCATTCTGGCCCCCTTCACCCACCATTGCGATGGTGGGTTTTGTGACCAAACCACCCTGAGCAAACTTGGGAATGTTCAGCAATGGAATAGTAGGAATCAGGCCAAGAATCCCACCGAATGGTGACTTTTTCAGATTGGCGACGAGGTTGTTATACCGAAGAACAAAAGCATTGAATGCGTTCTCGAGATTTCGGAAGGCCAACCGCAGTGTATTCCTGAGAATACTGACGATGCCATCCAATGGCGCCTTCAATGCTTTGGCAATACCTGAAAACAATCCAGTCACGAACTTCACCGCTGATTCCCAGTTGCTGCGCCACCACTTGAAATACGCCTTGACTGGCTTCTCCAGGATGTTCTTCACAAAGCCATCCCATCCTTTTTTGAACACACTGCCAAGCCAGGTAATGAACTGACCGAGCGGCTTGCGGAATGCAATGGCCATCGCCACCACCGCCGCCACGGCCAGCACTGTCCAACCGACAGGGCCAGAGAAGAACGCCAGCAACGCTGGCAGCACGGTGCCGCTCAGGAAGGCCAGCAGGCCTGAGAATGCAGCGCTGATGACGCCCATCGCGGGGCCAAGAGCAGCTGCCCAGCTGGCGATGGTGGCCCCAAGCTGCAACGCTGCAATCCCTTTGATAACGACCATCGCACCACTAAGGATCTGCACCAGCGGGCCAAGCGCAATCACCAGGCCGCCAACGGCTGCGATGGTGCCTTGCATCCAATCCGGCAGGCTGCTGAAACCAGTGGCCATCCGGATGACTAGATCAGTGATTGTGTTGAGCACTGGCATCAATGCAGTGCCAAGCTTTACGCTGAGCTCAAGCAGTTTGGTTTGAAGCACCACCAGCTTGTCATTGGCATCATCAGCACCTTTGGCAAACTTGGTTGTCATGGTGATGCCGAGGCTTTCCACTGCCTTGCGGCCACCATTAAGCAGTGGAATCATGTCCGCGCCAGACTTGCCAAATAGCTGGGTAGCAAGCGCTGATTTCTTGGCGCCATCTGGCATCATCTTGAACTTGTCGGCTACTTCGAGCATCACCTCATCAGTGCTTTTCATCTTGCCGCTGGTATCCACCGCACTCAATCCAAGCGCTGCTAGAGCCTTCGCCACACCTTTCGGACCTTCGGCTAATTCCTTCAAGGACTCGATCTGCTCTTTGCTTGATTGCTTGATCAGCTTCACCTGGCCATCGGCGTGCTCTTTGGTCAGGTTCTTCTCTGTATTGATTCGGGCCTTGATCTGTTCTTCTTCGGCACGCTTGCGCTCTTCAAGCGCATCTTCCTGCTGCTGCTGTGCATCACGAAACTGCCGCGTGCGTTGCGTCTGCTGCTGCTGGTAGCCACGATCCAACGCCTTCAAAACATTGTCTTCCTCGTCGCGCAATGCTTGCAGCTTTGCTTCCTTCTGCTGGTCAGTCAGATACTTATCATCCTTAATTGCCTTGGCACGCGCATCAAACTGACGCTTGATTGCGCGTTCTTCCTGCTGTTGCCTATCTTTTGCTGCATCGGCTTCCTGTCTTGATTGATCATCAAACGAATCACCCAGCAGTCTTGCTTCTGCTTTGTATCGCTTGTTGATTTCTCGCAGTCGATCGTCTGATTCCTTTTCAAGTGCCGCCAGCCGCTTGTCGGCAGCATCCTGGATCGCCTGAACCTGACGATCCTCGCCATCTTCTACCGCCTGCGTCGCATCCTGCAGCGCCTGCTCAGCTGTCTGTCCATACTCATCAGTAGCCGTGCCAGCTGCAACCATGCCGCGGGCCAGCTTGACCATCGCGCCACCCACTGCATCGATCGTGGTGCCGCTCATCTTGGCCGCCTGGTCGAACTGACTCAAGCGCTCAACACTCACGCCTGTCTTCTGCGACAGATCATTCATGTTGTCCGCTGCATCAATGGCACCCTTGGCCATGGCCGCCAGGCCAACGCCGCTCACCAATGGCACCAGGCTGCCCAGCGCACCGCTCAGTCCGCCGGCGCTCTTGAGCATTCCACCGAGGCCGCTGCTGGCATCCTCTGCACCTTTCTTCAAGCCACCTATGCCCTTGGCGAGTGCCGTCACAGCACCTTCGCCATCAACCGATGCCTTGATCTTCAGCAGCGCTTCCATGAATGCCATCAGCGCTTCTCCAACTGCTTGTTGATCTGCGCCCTGGCGTGCAGTTCCATCACCTGCAAATCCTCCAGCACTACGGCCGGGTCGCTGATCTTATACAGGCTAGCAAGCTGCAACACCACTCCATAATCCAAGCCGATCACGCCATTGCTGGTAGGGCGCCACTGCGTCATGCACCGCAGGAACAGATCGACCACCTCAGCATGTTCAGGCCACAGCTTGAAATGCTGCGGCGCAAACATAGCCTCTGGCAGCTCGATGCCATACTCTGCCGCGTCAGCCAGCAGGTCATCGTTTGGCTTCTCGCCGCGGAACAGGTGATCCACGGCGCCGGTCAGTTTTTTGCCTTGGCCTTCTCCACGCTTTCGATGTAGGTCTGCACCAACATCTCAGCAACAGTGGCCACCTCCAGCAGCTGCGCCTTGGTCTCCTCGGAGTACGGGATCTGCGTGGTGTTGTCGGCCTCGAAAATGCCGCTCCAACCCACCAGGATCTCGCTCGCAATCTCCCTGGTAGGGATCCGATCAATCAAATCGTCATTCTTGACTGCATGGCGCAGCTGCTGGAAGTTGATTGCAAGATCCTCCAGCCTGCTTTGCGGCAGCCGCTTGAAGACTGCCTCGAACGTATGCGTGCGGTAGCGGCCGTTGTCTACCTGCTCCCGAATCGTGATCGGCCAGGAGAAGGTCGGCGTTTGCTCAAGAATGAAACCCATCAGGTCAGTGCAATGGAAACTTCATCGTTACCGCTGCTGCCAGGCAGCGGACGGAATGGCAGCACAATGTGCTGAATACCATCACCGTCTTCCAGCGTTGGTGAATCAAATGCGCAGTTGCTGGCCGTGAATGTGGCAATGTTGCCAGCGGTTTGGCCATGCTGGAAGCTGATGGCGCCAGCAGTCTGCGCAGCTGCGATGGTATAAAAATCCTTTGTGCCAAGCGCAGGAAGTTCAACCGTGATCGAGCCGCTTGGCGCGCGATCCGTAATCATGACTTGCTTTGTGCAACCTGCCAACTGGCGGAACACCATATTGTTCGCCATATCAAGGCTAAACGCATTCATGCACGCGGAGTAGCTATGCACGCTAACGCTGGTGGTGTTGTCGGCATTGACTGCGGCCGGCGTTGATTGATTGGTAAATGTTGTTGCCGGATTTGCTGTAGCAGTTGGCGCCCCATAGATCCCCATGAAAGTAAAATTCAACTTAGGAATTTCACCGGCACTCATTTCAATCGCCACATTGCCGCGCACGCCCAGGATCAGGTGCTTGATGCCATCGTTCCTGAAGTCCAGCGCCACGCTGCTGAAGCTGCTGCTCACTGGCGCATAGGTCACGCTGGTACTGGTGACAACAGTCTCCGAGAACCCACATGCCTTCATCAGTGATCCCCAGCGCGGTGCAGTGCCTGCAGTGCCGCTGCCTGCCAGCTCCACGCTGAAGTTCACGCCGACGCTGGTCTGCCCCACCACCTGCGCCGAATTGCCCA